GATGACTTGGTTGAAGAAAACCAGGTTGCCTCTTTAGCGACTAAGATTATAGAAGATATTATGGTTGATCCAGATAATCGACCAGAGATCCGTTTAAAAGCGGCTCAAGATATTCTGCACAGAACAGGCCATGATAAGCCTAAAGAACTAAATGTTACACAAACCGTATCAGACCTTTCTGATGCAGAACTTGATGAACAACTATCGGAACTGATTGAATCATCTGCTAATGTCAAACAACTTAAACAAGGCTGAGAAAGAGAAGCTCCTTCGATTAATGAAGGAGAAAGAAGAGAGGATTCTATTTAATCAAATAGGACAATGGACTCCCTATGGCTGGCAGGAACTACTGTCTAATGCCACAGAGGAGAACAATCAGTGTTTGGCAATGGCGGGCAACAGGGTCGGTAAGACTTATACCGGAGCTAGAATTACCGCTTGTCACTTGACGGGTAAGTACCCAGACTGGTGGAAAGGTAAACGATTTACCAAGCCTATCAACGCATGGGCAGCGGGTGCTAGTACAGTAACCACACGGGACATCTTGCAAAGAGAATTGCTAGGTGATCCTGTGAATCTATTAATGCGTGGCTCTGGGGCAATACCTAGAGACTGCGTAGTTGACGTGGTTAGAAAGCCACAGATACCTAATGCAGTAGAGAGTATTGTAGTTAAGTTCCACAATGCCTTTGGCGTGCATATAGGTGAGTCAGTAATCTCGTTTAAGTCATACGAGATGGGTGAAGAGAAGTTCATGGGTTCTTCGCTTGACTGGATCTGGCTAGATGAGCAGCCAGCACAGAACATCTATACTCAGTGTTTGACAAGAACACTTGATAAGCGTGGGTTCGTTATGATGACGTTCACACCTGAAAGCGGTATGACTCCTGTTATTCAGCAGTTTATGAATGACAAGAAAAAAGGTCAATTCTTAGTTCAAGCAGGTTGGGATGAAGCTCCTCACTTAGATGAAGATGCAAAAGAGCAGATCCTAGCTCAGTACCTCCCTAATGAGCGGGAGATGAGAACCAAAGGCCAGCCGGTATTTGGTAGAGGTATGGTATTTCCTTACGCTCTCGATAAACTTGTGGTTGAAGATTTTACAATACCTGCTCACTGGAATAGAATCTGTGGAATCGATTTTGGGTTTGATCACCCTACAGCTATTGTTTGGGGCGCAATAAACCCAGAGAATGGCTGCTTTTACATTACAGACGAGTACAGAGAATCTCGTCAGACAGCAACGCAACACGCTATAGCGATTAGAGCTAGATCAGTTCAGCCACCTATAGCTTGGCCGCACGATGGCAATAGAACATTTGACGGTGGTAATTCAATGGCGGTGCAGTACAGACAGGAAGGTGTAAACTTCTTGCCTGAGCACTTTACCAACCCACCAGACTTGTCGCAAACTAAAGGCGACATAAAGATAGCTCCAGGCATTACAGCTATTTCTCAAGCGATGGAGAAAGGGTTATTTAAAGTATTTCAAAGTTGCCAGTATTGGCAACAAGAGTATGGCTCATATCACTTTGGCGAGAGCGGCAAGATTGTTGATAAAGCAGACGATTTAATGTCAGCGACTCGATACGCATTTCAAAGTCAAAGATGGTCAGCTCCAAGTAAAGATAAATCAAAAAGACAGCGTCCTTGGGAGTCCAAGGAATCTAACAGCAATTACAACTGGGTCACATAATGATCACAAACAAAGATTTACTGAGTACTATTAATTCATATGAAGATAATGTTTCTGATCACATGGATAGCGATGCAGCGCAGACTCGTGCTGATTTACTTGATTACTATCTTGGTGAGTCTTACGGAAACGAAAGGGATGGCTACTCAAGCATTGTTACACGAGAAGTTTACCAGACCGTTGAGAATATTAAAGCAGATATAGCGGAGTTATTTGTAGCTGATGATGAGACTGTACGATTTGAACCAGAAGGTCAAGAGGATGTTGAAGCAGCACAGCAAGCTACTGACTACATTCGCTATGTATTTTATCGCCAAAACGATGGCTTCAGCAATATCATGGATAGTCTTATCGATGGTTTACTACAGCGTCAAGGTGTTATTAAGCGCTGGCGAGCTATGGAAGACTCTACGACCAAGCACTCGTTTGATGATATATCTGCGCAAGCATTCGAGCTACTTGAAGCTGATCCAGAAGTTGAAATCTCTGAGTTTGAAGAATACTTAGATGAGATTACAAATCAGATTAGTTACTCTGGCAAAATGTTACATACAGTAACTAAAAGCTCTACTCGCATAGAAGTCGTTCCCCCTGAAGAGTTTGGTATTGACCGTAACGCCACTACAGTACAGGAAGCTCGATTCGTTCGCCAGCGTAGTCAAAAGACTAAAAGCGACTTGCTTGAGATGGACTTTGACGAGGCTAAAATTGACAAAGCGTCAACTTCTTCTGGTTACAATGAATATGATTCACCTGAGCGTATTGCTCGTAACTTTGATACAGATGATTACGATGGCGATGAGAACCAGATTGCAAACACCTACGACCTACATGAGATCTATATTCGTGTAGACCGTGACGAAGATGGTTACGATGAATTACTTAAAGTTTGCAAGATTGGCAACACAGTATTAAACGTCGAAGAAGTTGATGAGATTCCTTTTGAAATCTGGACTCCTATCCGTATGCCTCACAAGCTTACAGGTCTTTGCCCAGCGGATGCCGCAGCACCCATCCAGAAGGTCAAGAGCACACTTTGGCGTAACCAGTTAGATAATCAGTACAACTTAAATAACGGTCGCCCTGTGGTCGTAGAGGGCCAAGTAGACCTAGACTCAGTTATGAGTAGCAAGCCTGGAGCACCTTACTTAGTTAAACATCCTAACGCTATATCGTTTCCTAACCAGCCTTCGTTTGGCGCTCACACCTATAATATGATGGGCGTTGCTGATCAGATGCTAGAAAAGGATGTAGGCTCTACAGATAACTCTATTAGCCCAGACATTCTTAATGGCAACACAGCAGCGGGTGCAGTTAGCCAAGTATTGTCTAAGCGACAAGCTCGAATTCGCTTGATTGCTCGTGAGTATGGCGAGTTCTTGCGTAAAGTCTTTATGGGTGTTTATGAGTTAGAGATTGCTCATGCAGATGACAAGTCTATCTTTAGATTAAACAATAAGTTTGTAGAGGTTGATCCTCGCAAATGGAATGCTCGAAAAGACGTTACAGTTCTAGTTGGCTTGGGTAACGGCTCTAAAACTGAGCAGTTGTTCCATATGCAGCAAACTATGCAGGCGCAACAAACAATGGTATCAGCGGGTGGCCTTGGTATTACAGTAATGCCGCAGCAGATTGTACAGTTGCAAGAAGATATGGTCAGGCTGTATGATAAGGCAGCATACGGGCGATACTTTACAGATCCTGGCCCAGAGTTTACTGGTCAGCCAGAAGGCCCATCACCAGAGCAGCAAGCGGCTATGCAAGCGCAGCAAGTTCAGATGCAAGCTGTTATGGCTCAAATTGAAATTGAGAAAGCTAAAGTCGAGCTTGATAAAGCAGAGCTTGAGCTTAAAGAGCAAGAATTTATGCTTGAAGTTAAGAAGCATGAAGATGAGAACGAATTTAAAGTGGCTGAAATAAATCTGGAGGCACGCAGTGAGAGAGCAGTCAAGATTGGTAACTAGCTTACCTAGTGATAAGGTAGAGCTAGATGTAAGAATTCGGGTGGCAAATGCCTCCGCAAGGCTTATAGAAGACGAAGCAATACAGTTTATTTTTCAAGAAATGGAGGATAATTTGTACAAGGCTTTTTCTGGAGCGTCAAGACCTGATCAGGTTGAGCATATCTGGAGAGAGGTTAAAGTAGTTAAAGCTTTAAAAGAGAATATGGAGTGGTATGCAAACCAACGAGAAAGTCTCGCCAAGCGAGCAAAATGAAGAATTCTATATCGTATCTAGTGAATTACTTAACTGGATGCGAGGAATCGCTTTTACTAAATTAACAATGCAAGATGTTGAAGGCAAGGTCGATGAACTATGGGCCTGCCCAACAATTGAGCAGTATTTAGAATTGCGTGAAACAAAAAAACCAAAGATTATAATTTAACAATTGAGGACAACGGGAAACCGATCCTTTGAGGAGATACAAATGTCAGACAATGAGAACAACTCTTCGGAACTCTCTATTAACGGACCCATTACGCAGGATGCTGGACTAGAGGCAATTTTGGGCATGATCAATCCTAAAGATGATTTAGGAGAAATTGAAAATGAACCTGTAGCTGAAGCGGAATCTGAAGAAGAATATTCTGAAGAAGAAGTGGACGAAAACTTGGATCAACTAGAAGAAGATGAAGCCGAAGATAGTGATGAAGGCGGAGAAGAAGAACTCTCTGGTGAAATCGAGCTTGAAGACGGTGAATACGAATATTTAGTTAATGCACGCGAATTTCTTGTTGAAAATGGTCTTGATGACATTGATAAGATTAAAAGCGGCGTTTTGATGCAAGGTGATTATACACGCAAGACTCAGGCGTTGTCTGATGAGCGAAAAGTTTTTGAAACAAAGCGAACTTCATCTCTTGAAGAAACAGCAAAGCTGTTAGAGATTGCAAGCGCAATGGTATACGGTCAGCGACCAACCCATAATACTGAAGAACTTTTAGCTTTAAAACAGACAGATCCTTATGCTTATGAGCAGGCATTAGAAAATCGAGTTCTTTTTGAACAAAGAGAGCAAGAGATTAATGCTATAGCACAAAAAGTACACGATCAGCACACTGGTCAACAACAAGAAAATCTTAAAGCTGAATCACAAAATCAGGCCAAATTGTTAATTCAATTAGAGCCAAGTTTTTCAGATCAAAAGGTTGCTGCTGAAAAAGTAGCTGTTATGACTGAGTACTTTGAAAGCGTTGGCGGTAGTGCAGAAGCACTAAACACTGTTACAGACGCTGTTGTACTAAAAGTGTTGCACGATGCAGCTATGGCAAGTAGTTCTAGGAAGCAAGTGGAAGCAACTAAAAAAGCTCCTAAGAAAAAAGCTTCTAAGACTGTTCTAAGAAAAGGCGCGTCAGCGAGTCGAGCACAAAAACAGGCTGCTGCACAATCTAAGAGACTACAAAGTGCCACACAGAGTGATGGTTCTTTCTCAAGAGATTCTGCGGTAAATTTAATTCTCGATTCTTTTAAATAAATAGGCAACAAATCATGGCTACAATTACATCAACTTCGGCTTACGAGTTAGGCCCACAAAACGCAAAAAACATCCGTGAAGATTTAGGTAACGTAATTTTTAATGTTACTCCTTTCATGACTCCTTTTACCTCTGGCATTTCTCAGACTAAAGCTACTGCTGATAACCATGAGTGGTTAACTGACACTTACGCAGATTCTGTAAGTAGCAACGCTGCAATCGAAGCAGAAGTTGTTGGATCTTCTGAAGGCTCAGAGCGTACTCGTAAGGGTAACTATGTTCAGATCGCAACTAAAGGCGTTACAGTTACTAAGAAAGCTGAAATGTTTGATCGAGCTGGCGTTCCTGGTAAGGAAATGGCTTATCAGTTAATGAAGAAAGGTAAAGAGCTTCAGATGGATGTAGAGAAGCAAGTTCTTTCTAACCAAATCAAAGTTGTTCCTACTAATGCTGCTGCTGGTGTTAGCGCAACAGTTTCTTCTTGGATTCTTTCAAACCAAGTAGTATCTGGCACTGGTGGTGTTGCAAACACTGCATCAACAGGTTTAACTAAGCCTACTCCTGGTACTTCAGAAGCAATGACTCAAGCAAATCTTGATGACTTGTTAGACGGTGTTTGGGATAACTCTGGTGACTTTAGCTCTGCTAAGATCATGGGTTCTGCTGGTACTATCAGCACTCTTCGTAACAATGCTGAGGTTAGCAAAGGCATCTCAACTGATGTAACTACTAACGCTGCTGATGGCGAAATCATCAACCGAGTTGCTGTATATGTTTCTCAGTTTGGCCCTATCGCTGTTGTTCCTAACAAGCATATGCCTGCTGATACTCTATACGTTTTAGACTATAGCACTTGGGGCTTAGCCTTTGCTGGTGGTAAGAAAATTCATACTACTGACATCGCTACTCAAGCATCTGCTGAACAAAAACTTTTAGAGTGTTACTACACTTTAGAAGCTCGTTCTGAAGAAGCTAACGCTGCTTACTACGCAATCAACGCATAGTATAGTAACTAAAGGTGGGGGGGGCTTCGGCTCCCTTTTCCTGTATCTAATTATCTAACTATTGGAGAAAATTATGCCAGAAGGTAAAGGAACATACGGAACTAAAGTAGGACGACCACCAAAAAAGAAAAAGAAAAAGAAACAGGTTAAGAAGTAATGAGTACATTTATTGAGAGAGAAACGGAAAACGGTGTACACCAGGATTCTTACTTCACCAATGATGGTGGAGTTTATTCTGAGTTTAAGCAAGACATTACCCAGCTTTTAGAAGACAACAAGAACAAAAGAAACGCTACTAGCGATTGGGTTAAGTTTGATCCAAAACAGAATTACCATCAAGTTTTAGATTTATCTATGACGGATGTAATGAGAATAAAGAAAGAGCATGGAATAGATCTACTTGGCGAAAACGTAGACTATAAATATTTCTTTAAGCTCATTGAAACACACTACCCATACATGAAAACCACCACAGCGAGACTGTAATGGCTTTAACAACAAACGCAGATCTACAGGCAGCAGTTGCCGACTGGTTAAACAGATCAGACCTTAGCGCTCAAATTCCAGACTTCCTAGCGTTAGCGCAATTAAAAATAAACCGTCTATTATCAATTGTAGAGCAAGAGATTCTCGCAGAGATTACTCCTGTGTCACAAGCTACAACCTTGCCAGTAGGTACTAAGTTTGTTATTAGCGTATCAGATTCAAGAGGTCGTAATCTTGAGCCTGTATCTATGCAAGAGATCCTAAACTATGAAGCCGTTGGTGGCTCAGTAACTCGGTACTCTATATCTGGAGACAAGATCTATTTAGCTCCAACTCCAGCAGCAGACAACACAGAAAAGTACAGAATCCTGTACAGTGCAGACAGAGACTTAAACGGTGGTGATAATGGCCCCGTATTACTACAAGATATTTATTTAAACGCAGCTCTTCAAGAAGCTTACATCTACCTTAAGGATGATGGTCGAGTAAACTATTTTAAACAGATGGTTGACGAAGCTATTGCGGCTGTACAGGCAAGACGAGCCAAGCAAGGCATCGGAAGAGCAAGAATTAAAGACGATAGCATACAAGCCAATGGAGGCCCGTTAGTCTAATGACTTCACAAATAATCCCAACAAATCCAACAGCCGGTTCAGCCAGTACATCTAGCGTTAGAGAAAACTTTAGAATTGCTGATGAAGAAATTACTAAGCTGCAAAGAACAAACATTGACGCTCAAGAGCTTACTGGCGGGCCTATAAGTTATTCTGTTACCTACCCTCTAGCTGAGTCAGTCTTTGAGTACGTTGATGGAATGCGTATAGCTGCAAGAGTTAACCAGACTAACAGCGCAAGCTCTGTTTTATCTTTGAGCGTTAACAGTTCAACATCAATTCTTCTAAAGAGCCTTGATGGATTAGATTTAGCTGCTGGGGATCTTGCAGCCGATCAGTATTATGAGTTTATATTAAACTCTCCAGGTGGCGGTGTTACACCTTACTTTGCGTGCGTAAACATTAATAAAAACTTTAAAGAGGTTAGTGTAGAAGGCATTACAGTTACTTCACCAGCATTAGGAAATACTGCTGGCAATGAAAGCATACAGGCTACATTTGCAACTACAAACGCAAACGCTTCATACCTTAGCGTTCAAGATGAGCGATGGGAGAATGGTTCTGATTGGACTTCTGCAAGCAAGCTATTACAGTTTGGAGTTGACGCAGATGATCATGCTTACATTGCATCAAGCACAGAGGGATCTGGACTTAGAGGTATTGAGATAGGAACTCACGATGGCGCAGGAGCTAGAGAAAAGTTTTTTGTTGGAGATGCTGATGGCGGCGCTTATCTTTTTTATGACAATGCTAAAAAGCTACAAACAACAAGTGACGGTATTCTATTAACGGGTGGTGATACTCAAACTCCAGCCCAACCAAGTATTGTATTACGAAGCGAAGAAGTTGGGTCTACGGATAACCAATTAGGCGAGATTGTATTTCAGGGAAAAAATAACAACGGCGATAATCATACTTTTGCATTTATGAGAGCTGAGTCTCCCGTTTCTATTGATAATGAGGAAAAAGGCAAGATTGAGTATTTTATTCGTAAAGCTGGCAACGTATATCAAAACTCATTAAACATTACAAGTGTAGGTATTGATGTTCCAGGTAGTGTTAACGCAGTGTCCATTGCCGCAGACTACATCAACTTAAACGGCAACAATCCACTTGATCCTGAAGCTATTAACACTGGCGATGTTTTTTGCAAAAGAATACAGCTCGATGATCCAACCTCCACGTATGACGATGTATTTCAAATATTTACAGAGGCCGGTACTGGTGGTGCGCCAGCTACTACAGGGTCTATGGTGTTAAAGGCAGGAGACAATGATGACGATAAAATTGTCTTTAGAATGGGGAATTACCCTAACGGTACTGTTGACGTTTTAACAGCAACGGCTGACTACATTAGAGTTAAAGCAGATAAAAGGCTTCAATTTGGCACTGAATCTTCTGGTTACTTAGAAATTTTTGAAAATGGCAATGGTGACGGGACTATTAAGCAAGTTGGAGATGGCAGCCTTGTCATTAAAGGTCAAAACGGTTACTTAAAAAGTGACACAGTAGACGTTGCAAGCTGGGGTGCGCTAGATATTTCCTTAAAATATAACGGCCTTAATAGGTTAACCACTACTGATGCTGGTGTAACGTGTGGTGGTAGTGTTACTGCTAGTGGGTATGTAGGATTACCAACATCATCGGCCTCAGTTCAAGGTATTGTTGAGCTAGCTACAGGAGCAGAAGTTAAAGCTGGAATCGATGCTGTTAGAGCGCTAACGGCTGCTAGCCTTCTCGGAGCTGCTGTTAATAATACGGAAGTTACAGCTAGCGGCTTACAACAAGGATCAATAGAAATAGCTGGCGTTGTTGTCAAATGGGGAAGAATTTTATCAACGACAAATAACCCGCAGCAGTTTATTTTTGATGAGGGTTTCCCTAATTTTTGCTCTGTAGTTAACCTTACCAGGAATCAGGCTAATGGAAGCTCACAAATAGGTGTATCTCTTAAAAGTCAATTTAATTTTACAATAGATAGAGATAATGCCTTTAGTCCCTCTCAACAAGTCGGTTGTTTCTTTATAGCTATAGGAGGCTAAATGCCATTCGAGACAGATAAGTCCGGCGGTTTTAAGATAGATGCTTCTGATCTTCTTAAGACTGGCGTGTACCCAGAAAGGTTTGATAGACAGATTCCATTTTGGGAGACTGTTAACGGCGTTCAATACACTGAATTCGGTATGCGAAGAAAGGCTGGCCGAGAACTTTTGCATGATTTTAAAGCAAGTCCTCAAAGCTCTGTAACTCCAATACGAGGCATTACAGCTACTAGAGAGTACGACACTAATGTGGCTTACGTTGGGGATTTAAGAAATATATATTCATACGTCTTAGAAGATCCTTTGGCTACTCCAGCAAATTCACCTTCTGTAAAAACGGTTGGGTCTGGGTATAACCTTCTCCGCACATCGCAAGGAACAGATTGGGATCTGGGTCAAACAATAAATATAGTTGCTGCTAGTAGGTCACAAGGCACTTTAGTTATAACCACAGATACTCCTCATGGATTAATTTCAGGTATTAATATTATTCTTGATGGCATTGCTGGGTTGGGTAGCAATCCCATGGCATTTGATCCAAACGGCCTTCAAGTAACTGCCTATCCAACGGGAAGCCCAATTTTTTCAGAATATAAAATATATATTTATGAAGACATTCCTACAGGAAGTGAAATTTATAGCACTGCTGTAGCTACAGTAGAAATAGGAAAGACTAATTGGGATGATTCAGGAACAACTTGGGATGGGTCATCAAATACTCCTGATCAGTGGGACTTTGAGACGTTTGGCTCTTTTGTAGTTGGCGCTAAAGGCTCTACTCAGCCAGTAATAAAGAAAAACAACGTAACCTTTAATGGCTTCCACAGCGATAGGGTTAGCGGTGCTACAGTTACTATAGATGACACTGAAGGAACTAATTACGCTATAGGTGACACATTAACAACAACATCGCCAAACGGATCAGGAATAACAGTAACCGTAACCAAAGTAAATGCAGGAAAACTTGTTGACTTTGAAATTACTAATTGGGGTAATAGTGATTATGTGTCTGGCGATACAATTACTTTTGTCACAGTAACTGGCTCAGGCTCTGGAGCAACAGCAACAGTAACCGTTCCTAACATAGACTTTGATACGTTAGAGTGCTTCCATAAGCAAGGCCCGCACATGCTTGCGTTTAACTACACTAAAGGCGCTGTAGACTACAGTACAAGCTTTGCATGGTGTAGCGCAGATAAATTAGATGATTGGGTAGGAACAGCAACAAACACCGCTGGTAGCCTATTAATTCGTGAAGCAGAAACACCCATACGTTGCGTTTGTCAGCTAGGTAATGGTTTAGCGGTATACACAGAAAGTCAGATGTTTGTTGTTAACTATGTTGGCCTACCAAATATCTTTGGTTATCAAGTTGCACTAGAAGGCAATATAGGCGCAGTGTCTCCAAACTCTGTTGTATCTGTTGGTCGTCAAAACTACGGCGTAACTAGAGACGGCTTCTTTGTGACTGATGGCGCTGCCATAAATATGATTGGCAATGATAGCGGAATAAACCAATTCTTTAGAGACAATGTTTCCGAATCTGCTCTTGAGTTAATCTACGCGTTTGATAACTCCAAAGAAAACGAAGTTGTTTGGGCTATACCTTTTGGCTCTTCAGTTATAAGCAAAGAGTTTTATTATAACTATAAGACTGGGCAGTGGGGAATGAGAGATCAGGTTATCTCAGCTTACCTTGATAGAGGTGTATTTCAGCACGCCTTGTCTGGCGACAACATTGGTAATTTCTATTACGAAGGCAACACTCCAGGACTAGATAACCCTAGCGTTTCAGCAGTAACAAAAGCGCACGATCTAAACGATGCAGATAGAGTTAAAGAAATATCAGCTATTCGTGTAGGCAAGGAAGGCTCTGGATCACCAGTGCTGTCAGTAGGCTGGTCCGATACAATTGATGGTGAGCCAAACTACACAGATGGCCGAGGAAGAACTAATAGCTTCATTATAACCAACACCTTTGAAAGCTTTCCTATAAGGTCTGCCGGAAGGTACATTACTATGAAAGTAGAAAGCAATAACTCTTCTGATAATTGGACACTAACTAACCTAGAGGTTCAAGGCAGAATGGAGGGTGAGCGATAGTGGCTAACCTTCCAGCGGAATATAACAGGCCGGTAATTGAGGATGAGCTAAGAAAGCTCAACCAAAGAATTGACGATATGAAGACGTTGTTAACCTTTATTCCTCAAGCGTCACCAGTGGCAAACCCTCAGATTGGAATGATCATGTATTCCGATGGAACTACCAATGATTTTAGCAACCATACGGAAAGAGGTCTTTACCGCTATGACTATGTGAACCCAGACACAGATGGTATTCTTGGGTGGATGCACTTTGCTATGAATGATATGGAGCCTTTTCGCATTACTGCGGATGGTGGCGATTTTATTGATTACACTCAGTCCAATGATTTTGTGCTTTTATCGCATGAGCTAGGTACTAACTCAACTTATACAATTAACCTTCCGTCTCCATTAGATCAAGCTTACAGGACTATAAAGTTCATATCAGATGATACTATACAGCCAAACCATATAGTAACGCTTGATGCTGGAGCTGGATTTACAATTGATGGCGTACAAACTTTTGAGATACGAAGAAATTACGAAGCTATAACAATCTTTTCCAATGGTTCGCAATGGGTAATTACACAAGCTAAAAACGCTTAAACATAAAGAGAGAAAAATATGAATCCAGTAATGGCAGATATAAAGAAAGAGTGGGATTGGGTAGGAAGCGGGATAAAAGAAATACACGCTCAATTCCCTTGGCTTGAATACAGACCTGAAGATGTTTACGCAGCTTGCGTTAACGGCACAGCAGCCCTATACAAGACAGAAGAAGGCTTTGCAGTCTTTACAATAGAGGTTCACCCATTAACTGGCGAAAAGTCATTTTTATGCTGGCTTGCATGGGGTGCAGATAAAGGGCTTGGTTTAGTTGCAAAGTATTTTGATTTGTTTTGCCAAGAAGGTAAGCGACTAGGATGCACAAGATTTAAGACAAAAACGCCTATAGATGGATTAGACAGTATGTTTACCGGCATGGGATTTAGATGCGACATGAGAGATTTCAGTTTTAACTTAGCGGATGATTCCGCAGCAGGAGAATAATATGAGTGGCGGCGGCGGAAGCAATTCACCAACATATACAACAACTATAAATGAGCCATTTGCAGGACAAAGAGAAGCGCTTTTAGAAGCGTTTGGAATGGCTAACCAAGCTTTTGATGCTGGTGCAGATAGATATTATCCAGGATCTGAAATTGCAAACCAATCGTTTAACACAGCGACTGCACAGCAATTAGGTCTTGATGCTGCTGGTGTTCAGGGCGCTTTAGGGATGGGTGCAGCTAATGCTTTAAATGCAGCATTTGATCCTTTATCTGCTCAAAGCAGAGCTATAACCGATCCTTTTGTTGCCGACCTTCAAGCTAAAATACTTCCAGGTATTGGCAGCCAAGCTATTCAACAGGGTGCTTATGGTGGTGATCGACAGCGTATCCAAGAGCAGAGTGCCGTGACAGCCACTACAGACGCCGCTACGCAGGCTATGTTAGCTAACCAGCAGAATGCCATGCAAAACCTTGCAGGCGTACAGAGCGGCCTCCTACAACCTGCTGCGACAGTATCTGAGATAGGTGCTCAACAAGAAAGATACCAGCAAGACTTGATTAACGCCGATATTAATAGATTCAAGTTTGAGCAGGAAGCTCCTCAGACTTCTCTTGATAGACTTCTTAGTCGAATTACAGGTATCAACCTTGGCGGTATTAGTAATACTACTTCTGGCGGTGGACAGCCAAGCGGTGTAGACCTTGGCGGCATTGCTGGTCTTGGTTTAGCTGGCGCATCATTGTTTGGAGGTAAATAGATATGGCTAGAGGAGATCAAGGCCAAGTAGGTGGGAGTAATGGAGTCGGAGGTGGCCAAAGCTTTTACGCATCTCCTACTCCGCCAGCTTCAGTTCAAGCTGATTTTGATAAGTATTATGAAGAAACTGGAAAACTTGCTTATAAGCCAGCCACATCTTTTAACACGAGATTACCAGTAAAGGCTGCCGAATACGGAGGTAGTGAAAACAAAGCATTTCGTAAGTGGGCTACAACTAGGACTGTAAAGCCGGAAGATTCTATTACATTAAAGCACGCAGCTTTTAGAAAAGCTTACCCATACAGTTTTGCTGGCATAAGAGGTGGTGGCTGGCAGGCGGTAGATGGCTATGATAAGTTTGTTACAGACACTAACGAAGCTCTTGATGCGCTAGATCCTGATGATAATCGATATGAAGATGCTAATCCAGGTGTAGGTACTGGAGACACTGGTTTTGGTGGTGCTGGTGGTGGTGGTAGCGGAGGCTTTACTGAGCAAGAATTAATAGACGCTGCTACCGATCCTACCAAGAATATAGTTCGAGATGCAGACGGAAATGTAATTAGCATAGGCGATGTAGTTGCTCCGGTTAATGATCCGGTTAATGAAGATCCTACCCTTGGTGGGACGTTAGGCGAAATAACGGGTGGTACTGACACAGGTACGAATGTCGAAGAGCCAATTACAACTGTCGAAGAGCCAATTACAACTATTGAAGAACCAATTACAACTATCGAAGAACCAATTACGACTGTCGAAGAACCAATTACGACTATTGATAAAAATGGAGCAGGTGGAACAGGTGGAGCAGGTGGAACATTAAATGAGGTTGCATCGCCAGGTTTTGAAATTATTGGCAATGTAATCTATGACGCAGACGGCAACATTATTGGCACGACAGGTGAAACAGCACCTGGAATTGCGCCTGTTGTTGGCGGAGCTTCTCCCACTAACCCTGTTTTTGATGAAATCACAGCAGAGCAGCAAGCTGAGATGGATCGGAATGCAGAAGCTGTTGCGTTACTGGATTCAGGTGCAGGTCGATACGATGCCGCTGTGAGAAAAATGGGTATTATCGGTAGGCAGGGCGAAGAGTATGCTCCGCTAATTCTTGATCAGTTAAGAATGGCTGAACAGGAAGCAGCTCAACCACAGTTTGCAGCGTTTGGCTTCGGTCAAAACAATATGCTTGGAGGTATGCCGCAAATTGGTGTTCAGGGTGTTCAGGGTAATGTTGGTGGGCAAAGCGCCTTATCTGCGCTATCTAACGCTGGTCTAAATCAGCTTAACGTAGGTAGACAGAACTATAACCGTATAGCGTTACCAAGTGTTGGTGCTGACGGTATGCCTATTAGCCAAATCAATAACCCAACAATATTTAAGGCATCTACAAATGTTTAAGTATTTTAAGTTAGAAGATTTTGATTGCCAAGAAACAGGCGTTAACGGAATTAATGTTAAGTTTGTTTCAAAGCTAGATGAGTTAAGGGAAGCCTGCGGGTTTCCTTTTATCATTACTTCTGGTTATAGAGATCCCAGTCACAGTATTGAGGCTAAGAAGTCTAAACCTGGAACTCACGCTCAAGGCATTGCGGCAGATATAAAAGTAACAGGCGGAGCACAAAGGATGGCAGTTGTAGAAAACGCTGTTAAACTAGGCTTCACTGGAATAGGCGTAGCAAAGAGCTTCGTCCATGTAGATATAAGAGAAACTACACCCGTATTGTGGTGTTACTAACAGGATAATATTATGCCAGCTTTTTTAGTACCAATGCTTTTAGGGGCCGTTGCTGGAGCAGCAACAAATAAAGAGGATCGACTTAGAGGCGCGTTACTTGGTGGTACACTAGGCGCAATTACTGGTGGCTTAGGTGGTGCGGCAGGAGGCGCTGGATCAACCGTTGCTGGTACTGGTTCTGCGGCAACTTCAGCTTTAGGGTCTGCTCAAGCAGGTCTTGGTGGTGCAGCAAGCGCAGAAGCAGCTAAAACGGCAGCTATTAACGCAGCAAGCGGATTATCTGTTCCAACTCAAGCTTTAGGTGTATCTAATGCGGCAGCGACAACAACTTTAGGCGCTACAGAGTCAGCAGCAGCCAAAGCTATAGCAGCTAAAGCAGCAGCAGCTAAAAACGCTTTTGGCAAAGCAGGTCAGGCAGTTAGATCTAAACCGGTGAAGGCTATGCAATTTGCAAGCGCACTATCACCGCAGCAGCAACAGCAGCAACAACCTGTAGCAGTAGCGCAACCTTACCAGCAACGACAAACGGCTCCACCTCCTTCAGTAGAAGAGAAGATAGCAAAAGCTGGTGGCGATGGCCCAACCTTTATTCCTAGAGGTCTTTTTGACGAAGCTAGAAATGAGTTTGACGAAGAAGAGCGATACAATGCACGAGCTAGAAATACAGCTTTGTTCTCTTAATATTTAAGGATTGAGATAAATAAATTATGGCTACACCAGAAGAATTAAACGAAAGAGAATTACTAGCTCAGGCTTTTAGTCAGTTTGGAAGTCCAGACGCTCAGAGTGCTCCAGCAGCTCCTCAGCGAGACGTTAGAGCAGAGAGACTTGCAGCCGAGCAAAGTCTACCATCACCTATTCCATTGCGAACAGCGGATGCTCAGGCTCTCCCTTCAGCGATACCGATGGGCGTACAAGCACCGCCAGTTGATCCTGGCATGCAAGCTTTAGAGGCTCGTCAAGCTCAGTTAAGAGATATTAGAGCTAGACAGGCTGCTGCTCAAGTGGAGTCTGGCAAAACAATTACAAACCGACCTAGAACAAAGTTCTTAAATGAAGGTCAGTCTTTTTCAGAAGCATTCTCTAGTCCTGGTGAGGGTCAAAGAGCGTTTGCATTCAATGCTGGTCTTGCGTTGCTATCTAGTAGCGGCACAAACAACCTTTCTCAGCGTATTGGTCAAGCTCTGGGTTCTGGTATGCAGGGTATGCAAGCAGCTCGTCAGGGAGAGATTGATTCTGCTGTAAAGGCAGCTCAAGCAAAGCAAGCTTCTTTAGCGTCAGAAGCATCTGTTCTTAAAGAAGAAATGAGTTTTGATGATCAAAGAGCGGCGTATAAAGCTAATCAATTAGCTGCTGCTGCTGCTGTAGATGAAAGGAATTACAATAGAACTCAAGATGCACTAGCTCAAGGAAATGTCGAAGAAGCTAGAGAAATTGCTAAAACGAATCTAATAGCAAAAACAGTAAGAGATGATAGAGTTCGAGAAGAAGAAAGAGCAATAGCCGCTAAGAACCAACAAGACAAGCTTCTTCAACAAGCAATAACTCAACAGGGAATTCAAGATAGATTTGAAACTTCAGAGCTAAGGTTGGGCAAGCAGAAGCCTAGCTCACAGCTTCAAACGATTAATGAGATAGCTAGATTACGAGAAAATGGTGAAACTGATAAAGCTAATCTTCTTCAAGCTTATTACAACAAGCAAACAGCTTTAAGCACTACGCAACAAAATTTAGATGCGGCTGGCAATGTAACAGGTTACACAACGACTCAGAAAGTTCCTACATTCACTGGTGATGTAGGAGAGACGCCAATGAGTTCCAAAAAGTTAGCTGAAGGACTTTCTGCTGGCGATGCAAAAGCTATAAACGCTGAAAGAGAAAAGTTTCTGGCATCCTCTCAGGGCGACCTTTCGATGGGTCAGTTTGAGAGCTTGTTGGATAAGGGCTTACAAACTGGCGGCGCTTTTACAAGTGGAGTAGCTGCACTGGAATCTGGTGCAGTTGATTTAATGCAGGCCACCGGCATTGGCCTGCCCTTTTACTCCGACGAAGAAGAGTTGCAATTAGCGGATCAAGTAGGTATGCGAGAGGCTGCTATAGCCTTGTCTAGCCAGATGGGTGCTGAAAGACTTGAAATGTTTGGCGGTAATGATAGTGAGCGAGAGCTTTTGGTTGCATTAGCTATGGCTCCAGGTGTTGATAAGAGTATTTCTGGTAACAGACGTATCATAAAAAATAATAAAATTGCCTCGCAAGTGTTACGAAGTAGAGTGGCGTTTATGGAGAACTGGGTTTCTGAAAACCAAAGTCTTACAAGAGTAAATAAAGAAGGGCAAAACTTTGCAAGTGCATGGTCTAAATATCAAGTAGATCAATTCAGAAAGCTTGGTGGCGATTTAAGCAGTAAGGATATAGATGAAGCCTCTAGGAAAGCAGGTCAGTCAGCCGTAAATGTTTATAGAAGCAAGATGGGGTTTGACTCAGGATTATCTAGCGATGCTTATGGTAATGCACCGTCCGCTTTAGAGTCGGCTACTGGCAACCCTGTGTTAAAATCTGTAGCGCAAGATATTATTAACAAATCTAAAATTGGGAATTAATTCAATGCCACAAGACAATCAAATACCGTTTGCAGATGTGTCAACAATGACGGATGAAGATATGGCTGTAAGAGCGTCAGAAGATGAAGTTATTTCATCGCTAGATGGATCTGTAGATAACCCTTTAGCTCAGATTACTGAGATGAAGGCTTTGCAAGAGTCTTCTTTGCCTATAGGAATGAGTAGCACTGAAGAACTGCAACGACCAATCAATGTAGTTGAGGATGATTTTGATCCAGTAAACAATGAAGATAATGCTTACGCAGTGGGATCAGCTCTTGATTCAGTTGGCCAGTGGATTGTAAAAGCTGAACAAGATGGCAGAACCAACACTCCTGATTTTAAAGTAATGGCTAATGAGTGGGAGAGATTAAACGAGCAAGCTGAAGGAATTCAAGAGGTCTTCGATGCGCGTGACGCTATTGATAGACCTGAACAGTTTGATGAGATCTTTAACGCAGCAGCAGAAGTAAGCCCGCAAGAGAGTGGCGGCCTTAAAGATTTTGGTAGATCTGTTGGTGGCGGTGTTTTAAAGGCTGGCGTTGGTCTTGGGCAAATGGCCCTTAGTGGTGCTGAAGCTATTGGAGTTCCTGGTGCTGGCGAACTTAACGAAGATTACACATCATTTTACGACAGAACTTTTGAAGAGATTGATCGTAGAGGATCTGATAATCCTTTAACTTCATCCGTTGGCGATGTTGCTGGGATGATAGCTCCTTTAGCTCTTAGCCCGATCTCAGGAGGCAGAACTATGCTTCCAACAATGTCTACCAATCTTGCGAACATTGGAGCCATGAAAACTGGACAGCTTTTTAAACAAACTGCTGATCTTGCTGCCCTTGAATCAATTCTTTTTAAAGATGCAGAAGAAGATTCTAGCAGAGCTGAAGACGCATATGCTGGCGGTAAGCTTGGCCTAGCAACAACTGTTGCCCTTAACCGAGCAGGAGCTGCGGGAGGTCTTGTGGGTCGAAGTGAAGCTGGCAAAATGATCACTAAAGAAATTGGAGAGCTTTCAGAAAAATTTAAAGTGCCGACAACTTTGGGTGAGGCTAGAAACTCAAGAGGAATACAAGTAGTAGAATCAATCTTGGATCAGGTTCCAGTTATAGGTATGTCTGGGTTCAGAAACCAACAATTAGTTGCATTAAGAGATGCGGCAGATAACATGGTTCGATCTATCGGCGGTGTGGTTGATGACGTTGGCACTACATTGCAAGCTTCTTTAAGAAAGGTTTTAGATAAGAACAAAACCGCAAGCGGAAAAGAATACAATGCGATAGGCAAGATAATGGGTAGCCGTATTGTTCCCATGACTGAGACAGCAGCAGTAAGCCAAGCGGTATTAAAGCAACTTAAAAGCAATAAGGATCTACTAGGAAAGAATCCGGCAGAAGCTGGAGCGCAAAGAGTTGCTGAAGCAACAACTAAGAAGCCAATTATGTCAATTATAGTTGACAGGCTTGGAAACTATATTCAAAAAGGCATTGATCCTGGTGCTCAAAAGACATGGAGTCAGTTACGAGAATATAGATCTGAGTTAGGCAAAGCAATAACTCAAGCTCAGAATGCTGTAAAAAATGGCACAGGCAGCTTCGGTGAAGTTTCAGCTTTGACTCAAATAAAGAAAGCGGTTGAAAAAGATCTTGAGACTGCTGCATTAGCTGCTGGCGACGATGTATTTAAGATGTGGAAGAAGGCAGATGCAAATTACAAGTCAAAAGTAATTCCATTTCAAAAAGGAGCATTAAAGCGATCTCTTACTGAAGGCATCGACACTGATACAATACTTGCAAGTTTTGTTAAGCAAGACAAAGCATTTGGTACAGGAACCGCAAGAGCACAACAGCTTTTTGCAAATACCGAAAAAGGCGGGCAGCAAGCTGTAAAGTATTCCGTTCTTCAAGATGCTTGGACTAACGCATCTAAAGGTGGAGAGTTTAACGCTAAACAGTTTATAGGTCAGCTTCAAAAAACTTCAGCAGCAAGAAAGGTTATCTTTAATAAGGCCGAGCAAGACAGTCTTAACGGATTTATCAAGCTTGTTAATAGCATCCCAAGAGCACAAGCTGGTCAGACTATAGGCATGAATGCTCAGGCTAGACGGATACTTTCTGGCGGTGGTGTTAATAGAGGAGGAACATCTGCTACAGGGTTTGGTACTGCTGCTGCTGGAGCTGCTGGACTTGGATCTCTTACATCTTCGGCTGCTATACCGATAGTTGGCGGAGTGAAAGGTGTGAGTATGCTCCTAACTACGCAGAAGGGTCGAGATATTCTCGCTCGATACCCTAAATCAATGCCAAATGATAGGCAGAAGTTTATATCTGAGGCTAACAGGGTGATAATGAATACTACTCGACAGCTTATTCAAAAAGCATCGTTAGAAGATTAATTAACTCTTACGGCCTCTGGGAAGAATCTTATTTTCATTCTTCTTGGAGGCTTTTTTCTTTTCTAAAGAACTTTCCTTCGTGTTACTCCAGTCTATCCCATCAAACTTCTTACTGAACTCTTCTCTGCCTATATCAATAGGTCTTGGCTTCGATCCCTTACCCATTCTCACTAGCCTCCATAATCTCAATCATTTTGTTTAAATACCAAGCTGCTTTCTTAGCGTCTTCTATCGTATTTCCTTTGTGCCTTAGCCTTGTTCCGGTGTATTTAATTACATTGCCGTGACAGTAGCTTAGAGCGTCAACATCACCAAGAACATCAACTA